TAGAAAGTAATTATAATTATGAAAAATGTTATTTAACACATTCTATTTCTGAATTGGTTGAAGCCATTTATTATGATAAATATAACGAAGAAATTGATGAAGAACATGAGACGGGTCATCCATCGTATATTTTAAATAATATTGTTTTTTCGGGATTTAATATAACTAACACAGATTTTAATGGCAAAAAAGAACCTCTTGTAATGTTCACGATAAAACACAAAGGATTTTCTGTTCCAATTTATGTTTCTGGTTCTAGAAATATAGATGTTATATTGAAACCCTGGGAAACAAACTTAAAAGAAAATATTGCTGTTTGCATTAGATATGGCCTTGTTAAAATGGCGGAACAGAAATTAAAAGAGATGTATCTAATCATTGAAAGACACAGTAAACTATATGTTGATTATATAGAAATAGAAAAAATACTACAGCAATATTGAAGATAATATAATCTGTGTTATATTGATAGATGGACAGTAAAACAGATTCATGCTATCCTTAATGAAAGAATGAAAGGTACTACATATAAATGACCAAAGAGCCAAAAAAGTTTGTTGGACTCCACTCGCACAGCAATTTCTCGACGGGAGACGGATTAAACTTCCCACAAGAACACATTGATTTTGCCATATCAAATGGCATGGACGCACTAGCTTTAACTGATCACGGAAACATGAATGGGTTTGCTCATCAATATTATCATTGGGAGAAGTTAAAGAAGAAAGGGGTGTCATTCAAAGCAATTCCTGGTAATGAAATGTATTTTATTGATTCATTGTCAGAATGGGCTGCGTTAAAAGAGTCAATGAAAAAAGAAAAGACTGCTAGTGCAGACAAGAAAACCAAAGAGTCTTCAATTGAAGATATTGGTGATGAAACTGCTAAAGACGCAAAAGAATTAGAAGAAAACTATAAAGCTTCTGATGATGATGAAAACTCTTCTGTTTTGGAAAACGAATCTGAAACAAAGGGATATCAGAAATATTCAAACCCAATTAACCAAAGAAACCACCTTGTTGTTTTGCCAAAAAATCAACAAGGGTTGTATGCTTTATTTAAGATCACATCAATGTCATATAAAGATGGATTCTTTCGTTATCCGCGAGTAGACTTTGATCTTCTAGAAAAATATTCCAAAGGCAATTTGATTGCAACCAGTGCTTGCATTGGTGGCAGAATGAGTAAAATTGTATTTGATAATCAATTAAAGCCATATGAAGAATGGGGCAAAGAAACTCTACATGATAATGAAGAACTAATTCAATTAAAGATCAAAGAGTATGCAGAAAGATTTGCCCATGTGCTCGGCGGAAAAGAAAACTTTTATCTTGAAATACAAATGAACAAGTTGCCACAACAGCATCTTGTAAATTATCATCTAATTCAAGCACATAAAAAGTTTGGTATTCCTATTGTTGCTACATGCGACGCCCATTATTCTGATCCAAGTTATTGGCGCGAACGCGAATTGCATAAGCTCATGGCGTGGTCAACAAAGATGAAGGGTGCAATTGATGTTAATTCTATTCCAAAAACTGCTGATGAATTAAAAGCAGAGCTGTATCCAAAAAATGCAGAGCAAATGTGGAAGACCTATAATTCATTAAAATCAGAATATGATTTTTATGAAAAGGAAGGATTTGATGATATTGTTTGTAATGCAATTGAACAATCTCATGTTATTGCCCATGAACAAATAGAAAAAGATGTCATCGTTCCTGATAGAAAAATAAAGCTACCAGCTATTGAAAAGTTAATATCAAAAGATAGTCTTGACAAATATCTTGGTGACGATAAGTTCAAAGACGCAAATGGCGAGACGGATGAAGATAGAATAGCATTCGCAGAACTAAAAAAGAAAAGCATTCAAGGACTAATTTGGCGCAAAAAACACACAGAACAGAAATATATTGATCAATTAAAACTTGAATTAGATACGATGAAGCATTTGAAAGTATCAAAATATCTTTTGACTTATGAAAAATTAATGAAAGAATTACAAAATCACATGATTACAGGTCCAGGCAGAGGATGCTTGTCAGGGGAAGAATATGTATTGACGAAAACAAATGGTTTTAAAAAATTAAAAGAGATCAATATTGGTGATAAAATTGTAGATTCAAATGGACTATACCAAGATGTAATTAATCATTTTGAATATGATATTGATGAAAAATGTCTGGTTATTAAAACAGAACATTCTTTTGGAGATGTAATTCTTACTGAAGATCATAAAGTTTATTGTGAACAAGCAGAAAAAATTAAATATAAAAACAATTTATCTGAATCAACTTTAAAATCAATTAAAGTTTGGAAAGATTTAAAAAACACACCAGTATGGGTGGAGGCAAAAAATCTTAAAATCGGGGATTATATTTATACGCCATTTATTAAAAATAGAGAGGTTAAAGATGTCAATTATATTGATTTAGGTCAATATACTGATGCTTTAAGAGTTTTTGATGATCAAATTGAAATTAAAACATCATCAAATAATAATGATTTTAATATTAGAACGCTATCCAAAAAAATCGGAGTCAACCGTACTTGTTTTAAACAATATATAATTGGCAAAGTAAATGAAAACAATAAAAGATTTTCTGTAAACAAATCTAAAATAGATTCTTTTTTTAAAGAAAATAATATTTCTAAAGAGCAAGTTTATAATCATTACATGTCCTTCTCAGATTTAAAAAAAATAAATAGATACATTCCATTTGATGAACAATTTTCATATTTTCTTGGAAGATGGATTGGTGATGGGTGGATTATTGATGATTATAAGCATAGAAAATATGCTGTTGGCATTGCATTCAATGCAGAAGATGTAAAGTCAATAAATTATTTTGAGAATTATTTTAAAACATTAGGATTTGATGTTAAAAATCTTAAATCAAAAACTACAAAATTAGTTCAAATGTTTGTTTATTCAAAATCATTTGTTCTAATGATGAGAAGTTTATTCCCAAAATATCATAACACATCTAATTCCAAATATATTGGAGATTTTATTAATCTACCAGATAATAAATTACTATCATTGATTAATGGAATTATCGATTCTGACGGACATATAAAGAAAGGAAAATATGACAATAGAACTAATATTGATTCCACATCATTAATTTTAATTTTAGAATTAAAACAGGCTCTATTGTACTTAAAATGTCCTTCAGCAATACAAACAAGAAAAGAATATTTTCATCCACAAAATAAGAAATGGCTATGTAAAGAATCGTATAAGATTTCATTTAATTTTAAAAATAAAAATAAAAATATCTTTGAAGATGGATATTATTCCAAAATAACTGGAATTGCAGAGACGTCGGAAATAAAAAAAGTATATGATATCTCTGTAAATAATAATCCATCGTATCTTACAACTAATGGAATTATGCATAATTCTGGTGCAGGCTCTCTCGTTTGTTATGTTTTATCAATTACGCAAATTGATCCATTACAATATGGACTTCTATTTTCTAGATTCATGTCTAAAGTAAAACATGGCCTACCAGACGTGGATAGCGACACCTCAGATAGAGAAGTTGCTTTACAATTAATTACTAAATTGTTTGGCGAAGAAAACGTCCTAGCAATCAGCAATTACAATCAACTTCAATTAAGATCTCTTATTAAAGATTTGGGTCGTGTATATGGTATTCCATTTGAAGACTTAAACAAATATACTACTGTAATTGAATCAGAAGCTCTTGAAGAAGCAAAAAAAGAATCTGGATTTGATAAAGCAACTTGGATTCTTGATTATGATGAAGCCTTTAAAAGCTCTCAAACATTTAGAGACTTGATGGAGAAATATCCTGAACTAGACAAGTCTATTAAAATATTATTCAAACAAATCAAAAACACATCTAGACATTCCGGAGGCGTAGCTATTACAAATAAAGCTTATGATATCATGCCAGTAATAAAATCTGGCAAAGTATTTCAAACCCCATGGGTTGAAGGTTTAAATAATCGTCATTTGGAGGGGCTTGGAATATTAAAGTTTGATATTCTTGGTCTTGGTACATTACGAATGATTGAAAAATGTGTAGAAAAAATAATTAAAAAGGAAACTGGTAAAAAATATATTACATTCCAAGAAATAAATGAGTGGTATTATAATAATCTTCATCCTGATAACAATTCTATGGACGATTTAAAAGTTTATCAAAACATTTACTGGAATGGTAAATGGGCCGGCATTTTTCAATTTGTCAATGAATCTGCTCAAAAGTTCATTCAAAAATTAAAACCAACAAGCATAGCCGATATAGCTGCTGCAACAAGTATTTTTAGACCTGGCGCTCTTGCAATGAGCGCAGATAAACTTTATATGAAAAATAAAGAACATCCAGATAAAGTTAAGTATAAACATCCTTTATTAAAAGATGTTTTAAGTGAAACTTATGGCTGTATTATTTTTCAAGAGCATTTACAATTAATTTATCATAAAATGGCCGGTGTTCCTTTGGAAGAAACAGATTTAATACGCAAAGCATTCACAAAAAAGGATCTTTCGAATAAAGAAAAAGCGGCAGAAGAACGCAAAAAACTCAAAGAAGAGTTTGTTATAAAATGTAAAGAAAACAACAATATTGATGAATCAATTACATCAGAATTGTTTGATGAGCTAGAAAAGATGGTGTCTTATTCTTTCAACAAGGCACATGCGGTTTCATATGCGACCGTCTCTTACATGTGCGCATATCTTCTAACATATTATCCTGATGAATGGATCACATCTTATATCGATTATGCTATTAACGACAAAGGAAAGGCGGCCGGCAAAGAAGATCCAAAAGATGTTGCTCTTGCGGAAGCTGTAAGCCTTGGATATAAACTTGGAAAGCCTGATATCAACTATTCTACTCATGAATATACCTGTAAAGATAAGGTTCTTATTCCTTCAATAACTTCATTAAAGGGAGTTGGTAAAACGGTTCTTGATGAAATTGGAGATTATCGTCCATATAAATCTATTGAAGATTTGTTATGGCATGTCGAAAACAACGAAGAAACATGGAGACATTCCAAACTTAACAAACGAGCATTTTCTGCTCTTGTAAGAATGGAAGCATTTGATTCAATGGATATTGTTGGCGAAGGAAAGACTTTCAAAAACTATAAACAAATGTATTATGCTCTTGTCGAAGCCGCAGACGAATTGAAGAAGGCTGTTTCTAGAAAAAAGAATAGAAACCACAAAGAACTATTGGAGCAAAAAATCAAAGAAGCTCAAGAATTGCCTGATTGGACTCGTGCCGAAAAATTGCAAAATAAAAAAGAATTGGCTGGTATGAGTGACCAAGATTTAATAGTCACTCCACAGATGGTAGAGTTTCTTAAAGCTCAAAACATAAGCCCTGTTCATTCATGGGAATCGGACCAAAAAGTATATTGGGCCATTGTTGTTTCCGCGAATGTCGCTACGACAAAAACTGGCAAGAAATATCTTAAACTCAAGTTAAAGAGCGAAAATGGCACAGAACACTTTTGTAGTATTTGGAATTATAAAGAAGGCGAATTAAATGTAAAAGAAAATGATGTTGTTGTTGGTTCATTTTCAAAGAATAACTTTGGTCTCTCTACATTCCCAAATAAAGTATATAAACTAAATCAAAATGACTGATGTATTAAAAGATTTATCTGATGGTGATCTAATCAGTATATACGAAGAAATTACTGAATATGAATCACCTGGGTTTTCGCAATATAATGCAAATACTGTTTATATTGTAGCAAATGTGGAAAAAGGACATTTGTACTGCATAAAGCATAAAGAATATTACATAATAAAAGGCAGTTTGTTATATTTGATGAATGGTTCTAAGGTTAAAGTTAAAGAAATAAAACATATAACTGGCGTGGTTGTTAAAAAATGAACAAGATAAAATCATTTAATATCAAAAACTTAAAAGAACCATTGTTTAATGGTGATTTGGTTGAAATTAGAACCAAAACCAGCAATATGTATTCTAATAATTTAGAACAAAATGAAACGTTTTTATATTTGATAGTTGATGCAATGAATAAAAAACTATTTTCAATAAGTGAAAAAATGTTGTTTTATTATGGTGATGAGGAAAACATGTTATATAGTGTAGAAATGGACGAATATGATATAGCAACAATAATGAAATGGGTTATTTCTTCTAAAAAGGTTTTAAATGGCAAATAAGAAAAAAGAACACAATCAGATTCATTATAAAAACAATATAATGATTGATGAAGGAATATTTCCTGTTATTGTTTGGATGAACAAGTTTAAATCAATAACAACAGAGTTTTCATGTGAGGGCGTTCATATAAAAAACAATAAAAGAAGAATTGGTTATAATCCATATGTGTTGTTTAGATGTGAAGAAACTAAAGATTTGGATGGAATCACAAAAGTAATTTGTGATTTTAATGAATATAAGAAACGTTCAAGATATGATTCGTATATAACGCTTGAAATATTTCCTGCAAATAATGTAGTTCCATATACGAGATTTATGATGGATTTTTATACGAAAAGTCATTTAGAAGATTTTATAAAATATATGAAAAAAAGAAAGATAGGATAATATGGTTAAAAATGTTGATAGTTCAAGTTTTGAAGCTCAAGTTTTAAAAAATAAAAATTATGTTTTATTGGAGTTTTCAGCGGCATGGTGTGGGCCATGCAAACAAATGTTCCCGATCTTGGGACAAGTCTCAGAATTATATGAGGACGAATTAGATGTTTTCAAAATTGACATTGATGAAAATCCAGATATTGCATTAAAATATCAGGTTAAAAACATTCCATTGCTTCTCTTGATAAAAGATGGTACAGTTGTATCTCAAAAGACTGGCGCTCTACCAAAAACAAAATTGGTGGAATGGCTGGATGAAAATATAAAATAAAAGGAAAAAATGTCATTTAAAGAACCAAAACTTTCTGATAATTTCAAATATTCTATTGAAATAGAATATTCTTCTGATTATAATTGCGAAAGAAATGGATGTGATTCGATTTGCAGGTGTGGAAGAATAGTAGATCAAAAAATATTGTCTGGCCCATCTACCTGGCTTAAACTTTATGAACACTATTGGCAACCAAAAAACAAAGACAATTATTCTATTGATGATGTTTTGGCATATCATTTGGTTCGACACACGTTCAACATAAATGATTATAACATTTCTGTGTGTGGTGGATATTATGGTGAAGAAATAGATTCGGTTAATCTATCAAACAATGATGTATATAGAAAACAAGTCATGTTTGACTCTCTTAAAACAACAAAAGATAAAATGGAGTGTGTTTTAAGTTTTGAATATGGCTATATTTTACCAGAATTAAAAAATATAAATGATTGGGAATTAAAAAAGGTTCCAAGGGATTCTATTCAATTTGGAAAGTGCAAACCAGATCCACTGTTGATTAATGAATACAAAACACAATTAAATCAGAAAACATATATTCCACGCGGGGAAAAAACAAACAATACATTTTATAATGCTTTAAAGTTGTATTCTCCAATTTGTTTAGAAAAGACACCTGGAAAATATGAAATTATTGATGGGCATCATAAGTTTTTTGCAATTGAAAAAAATTATAAATTAACAAAATGGGAAACAAAACCTACAAAGTCCACAAAAAAGAACCAATATATTTCGGATTGTAAAAGTGTGGAAGAAAATGTTTCAATAGATGATATATGGATAATTATCCCAAAGAAATCCAATGATTCTGAAATTGAAAAAGTAGAAACTCAAGATACTGGCTTTTTTAATGTAGAAATAACAAAATCATTGAAGGTCGATTTTGTTAAATATAAATTATGCTTTGATGCATTAAATGAAACAATAGATAAAATAGAAAGAGATTTGCCGGCCAAAGAACGCAAAAAGTTTAATGTAGGCAAATTAAAAGAATTACGTGAGTTGTTTTTATATGAGGATCATAAAAAGTGACTAAAAAACAAAATAAACTAGGTTAAAACAATGGATGGTTCAAAAATAATCGTAGAAAAATTATTAAGTGGAGAAACTGTATCGTTTAGGCCACGAGGCAATTCTATGAAGCCAAAGATATTTTCTGGTCAATTATGTACAGTAGGACCAATAAAAGATCCTTCGGATGTTTCTGTTGGCGACGTTGTTTTATGCAAGGTTCGTGGAAAACAATATTTGCATTTGGTGTCTGCAATAAATAAAGACAAATATCAAATATCCAACAATCATGGATTTGTTAATGGTTGGACCAATTTTAAATCAATCTATGGGAAATTAATTAAAGTTGAAGATTGATTGTGCCAAATATTAAAATCTTTTAAAAAGAGTCAATATTCATTTGCCGCCAAGATATTTATCTATAATGGCGGCAAAGTTTTATGTGCAAAAAAATTGTTGATTTTATTTTTAGCTTTCATCAATTAACATACATATATGTGTTTTGCTATGGTATGTTTTGCATAACATCTGGAATTGGCATTTGGCCATTTATTATAGGTTCCCCTATACTCTTTATAGTTGCTCAAAAGTTTTTTGATTTTGTTCTAACCTTTGGCACAGAAGAATCAGAAGATTGAAAAAATATAATGATTATGGTTAAAAAACCTTGAAAGATTCGTATCATAGTAAGAAGAACGAAAATAAAAAACTATTTAATATAAAGTTTAGGAATTGTTATGTTTAAACAAAGTGATTTGAATGAAATAATTAAACAATCTGTCAAAGATACATTTGCCAAGAGTGGCGTAGCGGGAAAGCCACAAGAATCTGTTAAAGAAATGCAATCAAAAACAATTCTTCAAACAGTAAAAGAAAAATTAAATGAAAGTTTTGTTTTGACACCAAAAGCATTTTTGTTAAAAACAGAGTTTTTATCCTCAAAAGCAAAAGAAGCCCATGAAAAGCTTTACAACAATTATGTAAAGGCTTTCGATAAAATTGTTCCAAAATTGCAAACAGCAAATACAGAAGAGGCAGATTCTACTGGTTCTGTTTTTAGTTCATTAAAAATTGATGAACAATATAATTTAAATGCAATTAAATTACATGAGTTGTATTTTAATAATATTTCAAGTCTTAACTCTACAATTTCTATAGATTCTTTGCCATATATGAGATTATCAAGAGATTTTGGAACGTTTGAAAAATGGCAATATGATTTTAGAGCCTGCGCAATGTCTGCTCGTGAAGGTTGGGCAATAACATATTATGAGCCAATGCGCGGCGTATACATGAATTGCATCATTGACGGACACAATGTTGGCGTGCCAATGGGATGCATTCCAGTAATTGTTATGGACATGTGGGCTCATGCATACTACAGAGACTATCTTGACGACAAGAAGAGTTATGTGAATGCAATGATGAGAGAGTTAAACTGGAACGTTGTTGAAGCTAGAATGACAGTTGCTGAACGTTCAAGGTTGGGAGACATATATGAAATTAAACCATTCACAAATGACATCCCACATAAAATGTTATCCGCCATTCCACAAGATAATGCCCCTATTGGAAAAGAGCAAATAGATTCAGAACAAGTTGCTCCATCAACAGAAGTTGGAGATTGGCAACAACCAAAACCACCAGTTGGTGGCGCTCGCGGAAGCTTCTGAAAGGAATTATATGAAAAATAAAGTAAAAAAGGGTATATTAGGCACATTACTTGAACAAGAATCAGTAATTCCTCCAAGTCAAACAGATCCAGTTGAGCCTCCAAAAGATGCCTCACTTGATCAAAAAGTTGACAAATATTTAATTTCTTATGAAAAAGACTCTGTGCCAACGTCTGATAGTTATCAGATTCCAGGACAGCCAACAACAGGGCAAACATTAGTCCAGCCAAAAGAAAGACCTCCAATTCCAACAGAATTGACACCAAAGCAAGAAATATATGAAAACAAGAAAAATGGCTTGCTTGTTTCTTTATTGTTTGAAGCAGAAGGTGATGCGCCAGATTTAGGTGGTGGTGCTGATGCCGGAGGGCTTGGAGGAGATACAGGCGGGGGCCTAGATTTAGGCGATGCAGGCGGCGATGCTCCACAATTAGGAGGAGACCAACCAGAAGCTCCTGTAATTAATACTCCTAAAATAAATCTAACAAATTATGCTCAAGGTGTTGCAAGATTAATCAACAACTATGAAGCCTTATTGAATCCAAAAGTAACAATTCTAAATCGTGCTATTGAATATGTTAAAGTTAATTACGATGAACCAACAGCAAAACAATTTGAAGAACTAATGGGCAAATACGGCATTAAACAAGAAGAAGAATTAAGAGATCAAACACAAGCTCCATTTGCAGCGGGTGCTTTGGCAGGTTCAGGCGGTGGCGGTGGGGGATGATAGAAAAAAAGAAAAATCTTTTATTGTCTTTTGATGACAAAATGCTTTTACAAAGCAGAAAGATTTTATTTAAAAACAATTTAACGCCACAACAGTTTATTACATATATTTTTCATCAAATGAATATGGGCAATGATGAGGTAATGGAATTATTAGAAAAAGCTTCTTTACATTATGTAAATGATGCTTCGGAAAATGATTTAAAAAATATTAAAATTATCAACCATGACATTTTATATGATTTAATTGAAAAAGGAAAGTGATGCCATGATGAAAAAAATTAAAGAGTTTTTTAGTAATCTTTTTTCTAAAAAGGAACTGGTAGTTGATAATCCAAACGACTTTATAGAAATAATAAATAATAAAAGAATTGAAGAATTAGAAAAGGCAGTATTTAAACTTTCTTTAACAATTAATGATCTCATAAAGGCCGAAAGAAATACGCAAGAATATATGGTCAATGTTGCAACTGCAATGGAAGAAATTGTTCATTTGTTTGAAGATAAGATCATTGTTCTTCAAAATGAAGAAATGTTGCAAATGTATGACAATGAATCAAAATCAAATATTGATATAGTTGGTAATACATTTCACAGCAACAAAAAGATACTAAATTAGTATGGGACCACAAATATTATTAATCTTGCTAAAAGCCAAAAGCTTCATTAAAAATCACTGGAAGATATTGTTGGTAATTGCCGCAATTTCAGTTGTTTTATTTGCTGTTTGGCATAAAATAAAAGAAAAAAACGATCAAATAGATACATTAAATAGTTCAATAAATGCATTGCAACATGAGATGCAAAACATGAACTCCCAAATGGGAAATATTCATCGAGATTTTCAAAATTATTCCTCTGAACAAAGGAGAATAAATGAAAATTATGTAAGTGAAATGAGAACAATTCATCAAGACTTATCAAGTAAATTAGATGTGCTACAACAACAAGCAGTAGGTCAAAGAACCCAAAGGGCAAGGACATATAGTCAAAATCCTTCCGAGGGGACAAGAAACCTATCTAATCTACTAGGAATACCAATCGAGGGACAATGATGAAAAACAAAAATATTATTTATTTACTGGCACTTATAATAATGTTTATATTGCCAGGCGTTTCATTTGCTGATGATGCACAAAATCAACAAAACCAAATACCTACAAATCCTCCTGAAAGTCTTCAAAACAGAACACTTGAACAGGAATTGGAGATACCAAATTATCAACTACAGCTATCAGGAAACGAAAGAATGTATACTGTTCAATCAGGACAACTGTGTCCGGCAACAGGTACATTGTTAAACGCAGAAGCCGTAGCGTGGCTCGAAACACAAATTAGAACTATGAGAGCCTATTATGCTACACAAAATAATTCAAGAATGAATGAATTGAGAACAACAGCAAGATTTGAATGGCAAACAATTGTTGCTCAATGGAATACCGATAGACAATTTTATGAGACAAGAATAGAAGCCCTTGAAAGACAAAATGGCTTACTGTCTCAACAAAATAATGTTCTTAGAACAGGCGTTCCAATTAATAGACACGCTGTCAGGAGACGTCGTACTCGTACGGCTTTTATAGTTATCGGCTCCATTGTAGTATCAGGAGCCGCCAGTTCACTTGCTACTTATCTTATCATTAAGTGAAATTAAATACGATTCTCAATAATAATTAAAATTATTGAGGTACGTATGAATAAAAAGAAAAAAAGAGATTTGTCACATTGGTATTTATTTAAAAATACTGATGGTAAAAAAAGTTTAAGCTATACAATGCTTGTTATTGCTTTCTCGGCAATAACTTTGTGGTTTATATTGTCCATGACAGAAGAAATCTCTGGATTGAAAATCAGACCATTTTCTGGTTCAGAAGCTATGTTGTATTTCAGCCCTATTGCCACATTGTACTTTAGCAGAAAACACCAAACTAAAGATCAAGCAAATGGCGAAGGCGGCGAAGATGGCGATGTAGATACAGCCGATGCAGGAAATGCTGCCAATGATCAAGGCAATGCATAAAGCTTTTTTGTTGTTTTGTTTATTGTTTTTAGTTGGTTGCTGGGATGAATTAAGCCCGGCAACTTCTTCAATTGAACATATTGCATCAGATAGTTCATACCATCAAATGGTAGAAACAACCATTGGAGTTTGGAACGATAATTTATTTTTGCCACCATCGGCACACAAATGCAAAACTAATAATCTTTATTTTTCTTTTGCAAACGATACTGATTTTAAGTTTTTTTCTCCATATTGTTCAATGCCACCAGAAGGACAAACATGTGCTGAGTATTGGGCAAGTGAAAATGTTTCATGCCAAAATGGCTGTGCTGCATCTTTTTTGTATGTTGCACACGAAGGAGTAATTCAATCTTTGCATAAAAAAAGATATGTAATTTTTATTTCTGATAGAATAAATGAATATTCAAACTCGGAAGAACAAATTACAAATGCAATAGTTCATGAATCAATACATTGGCTTTCGTTTTGTACTGGACATGATAGAACCATGGATTATATTTATGACGATGGCGGAGTAAGAACGCAGTTTTACAATGTTCCTTATATTGGAGGAGATGCAAATCATGCCGATCCAAGATTGTGGACCGGGCCTGATTCTGTAATTCAAAGAACATTGTTAGAATTAAATTAATTTGACTTTTTTGCCTTTTATTGGATAAATCAAACCTCGACATCCCTGAATGTCATATGAGCATCTATGAGGCTCAAGGTTTAATTTTGATGCAAAAATAATTGGCTCGTAATCTTTTGGCATATCAGACAAGTCTTTATCATAAGAAAAAATATGGTTTGCTTTAACGATATAATTTTCTTCATCAATTTTTGAAAATTGTATTTCTCCTTGTATGACCAATTGAACACAATTATGATTAAAAGAATCTCCAAATCCAAACACAGCATCTTTTTTTAACTTTGAATCTTTTATTTTTCTTCCGACATTATATTTTTTTATTAAATGGCGATTGTGTCTTTTGAGATCAATAGCAAACTTTTTAATTTCTTCATGATTTTCAAAATCTTTTATTCCAGACCATTGTCTAAAAGAAGAAGATTTGTTGCCGTCTTTATGAGAAAACCATACAATACTGTTGTTGTCTAAATCTACAAACTCAAAATCAGATTTTACATAATTTCCTTTATGCTTTTCTGTTTCTTTTACATTGACGATGTTAAAGGCAGTATATACTTTTTCATTGTTGTGATTATAGAAAATCAAATTAATTGGTCTTGTAAAGTTGTTTGATATTAGACCCAGATTGTTTTGTAATTTATTATAAAATAATATTTCTTTTTGATATGTCTTTTGAGATGAAACAGAACCAAACTCTATTGTTTTCTGCAAATATCCTGATGTTATAAACCTGTCATCTATAGTTTTCAAAACCAGTTGTTTATTGAAATAAATACTGTTCAAATCTTTAATGTTCTGGGAGTCCAGATAAGACTCTAGTGACAAAATAAGATTGTCATCGTTTTTGATAACTACTGACTTTGACCCAAAAGATTCACTTTTGTCATTCACTAGTTCAAACGGTTCATTGTTCTTTATTTTATTTAAAAAAACTTCTATATTGTTTCTTTTTAAAAGTTCTTTTAATGTCAATGCTGTCATAGTTTAATTCTTGTCTTCATGATACAAGAATGTTTAAACTAATAAATCAAGATGTATTATGATAGTATGTAACATGAGGTTGTTTAATGAACAATTATGAAGAAATAGGTAAAAATATTGGAGCTTTGGTAGATAAAAAAAATAAAGCATACGGCAATTCCTTTTCAGATGTAGAATCATTTATTAAAATGATATTTCCTGAAAAAATAAACGTTGACAATTATGGCGATGCAATTTTTATCATAAGGCTTTTTGACAAAATGAAAAGATTGGCAACTGACAAGAACGCATTTAATGAAGATGTTTATAAAGACATTATTGGTTTAGCTGTGCGTTTGTATGTGTTAAACAACCCTGAATCCTGTGGAGAAAAACAATGAATATAAAAAAATTATTTGAAGAAATAGAAAATGTTTTTGTCGAGAAGCAATCAAAGTATGGACAAGTTGATGTTAAGATTAAAAATATGCTTAAAGAGCTTTATCCAAATGGAGTAAAACCAGAACAATACAATGAGTTTATGAATGTTTTAAAAATGCTTGAGAAAATATCAAGACTTACAAATGAAAATATTGACATAAAAGGTAAAAGCGATGCATTGGTAGATTTGGCAGGATATGCAATGCTCGGTGTAAAGAAGATGGGAGAACAGTCAGAACCCACCACAGAACCTTCTAGAATCGCTCAGGATCAATTGCCATTAGACTTTGGGAGCACGGCAAGCCTAGGTGATGAAAAGCGACTACAGAAGGACGTGGAGGCCATGGCACAATGGATTAAATCCGGAACAGTCAATGCAGATTATTTGAAAGATATTATGGGAGATCCAATGATTGGCGTTAGCCCTCAAGTACCATTGAAGTTTTCTTGATAATAAATTGACAGTAAGATAATATCTGCTATCATGTTTCCATGAGGCATATATGAAATATCCAAAATTAACAGATTTAACGTTTCCAAAAAATGTTTCTTGGTTGGAAAAAAACACTAACATGTTGGTTGTTCACGGATCCCATTGTTATGGATTAGCAAATGAACAATCAGATGTTGACTTAAGAGGAATAGCAATTCCACCAAAAAGCTACTATCTTGGATTACGAAACCGCTTTGAGCAATATATTGGAAAAAGCGAATATGATATAACAATTTTTGAACTAAAAAAGTTTCTTAATTTGTGCATAGACAACAATCCAAATGCCCTTGAAATACTTTTTGTTGATTCAGAGTTTCATATTCATATAGACCCAATAGGGCAAAAAATAATTGACAATCGTGATTTGTTTCTTTCTAAAAAATTACGATTTACATTATATGGATATGCCCTTTCACAACTTAGAAGAATAGAAAGACATAGACGATGGTTGGTGTCTCCCCCTAAAACTCCTCCTACCAGAGAAGAATATGGGTTGCCATCGTATAACGATGTTCCAAAACACAAACTAGAAGGTGCTTTGGCAATGATTCGTAAACAAATTGAAGAATGGGATTTCGATTGGCAAACAATTGAAGAGTCTCAAAGAATTAATTTGAAAAACTGCTATGAAAATCATCTTTTAAAATATCAATTAAAAGAAGAAGATATGTTTGCAAACACAACCAAGCTTATGGGGTTTGATACAAAGTTTGTTGATATTCTCCAAAAAGAAAAAGAATATAAAGCGAAAGTTGATGAATGGGATCAATATCAACATTGGCTAAAGAACAGAAATCCAAAACGTGCTGAAATGGAAAAAAAATACCATATGGACCTGAAACACGCCTCTCATTTAATACGTCTATGCCGCATGTGTGAGGAAGTTCTTGCAACTGGTAAGTTTAATGTCAACAGAAAGAATATTGATGCAGAAGAATTAGTTGAAATCAAAAACAATGGTATATGGACTTATGAACAATTAATGACTTGGGCGGAAAAACAAGAAGAGGTAATTAAAAAATTATATGAATCTTGTACATTGTTGCCAGAATCAGCAAATATAGTAGCTATAGACAATCTGTGTGAAGACATAATCTATAATCATATAAAATAATAGGAGTTAAAATGAGCGAAGTAGAAACAGAAAAACAAGAAAAAGTTGAATTGCCAACATATAAGTTTAGCGATGATGTAATTGCAATTGTTAGAGAATTGGTACAATTGTCATTGCTCACTGGAACAAATATAATCGATCATCTTCGAGCGGTTGTCTTGGTGCCAGATTCTGAAAATCAAAAATATCTTACTTTGGATGAAGAGTACGTTAAATCATACAATGCCTACATTACTCATTTGAATGAAGCCGCGCTTCAACAAGCACAAGAAATGCAAGGCAAAGAAGCAGAAGTCGAAGCTTGAGCGTGAAAACAAAATGAAAATAAAAAGGACGCTATATGCGTCCTTTATTTTTTTCTACTAATTGACATTCATTTAATCTGTGATATTATGTTGGAAACAAAACAAGGAGAACTAGAAAATGATCGGCTTTGACTATGAACCAGCATTGAAGTTATATAAAAATGGAGAAGAAGTAGAAATAGTTTTAGAAGGAAGAATTGTAAAGGCAAAAGTAATCCAATCTACCATAGAAGACTATATTAGAAGGTATTTGGTTCGATTTGAAGATGGCAGCGAAAGCTGGTTTTCTGCTTCTTTGTTTAAAGCAAAATTAAATTAAAATTATCTTAAAGCATCTTTAATAATAGACTTTATCTCTTGTTTTTCTTTTGCTTTCTTTTTGATTTCCATCAATCGCATTAATTGCGATTTTGTTATTTCTACCATACCATTTTCGTCCGCCTTTAAAGAAGAATTTTTCTTTTCATGAACAGGATCTTTTTTAGACACAACATCTTCTTTAGATTTTTTTTCTGAAATTAAATCATATATCTCCGATATATCATCTAAATCATCAATAGTAACTGTTTTTGAATGTTTTTCCTTGTTGCCTGTTTTTGCTTCTGCTGTTTGGACTTGTTTTTCTATTGTTGAACCATGAGTTGTGTTATTTACTGATTCAACTTTAACTTGAAAATCCGGCTTTTGTTCTTTTTTAACAAGTTCTGCTTTTATTGCAAATGGTTTTTCGAATGAAATATCTAAAGTTGCTGTAATAAAATATCTACTACCGAGAATTACTTCCATTTTTCCAATATAATCTTTTGATTCATTATATTGCCCTTTTAATGGAGTAATTGAAACGATAACATTATCCTCACTATCGCTGTTTTTGTTTCCTGCATAAATATAACCATTTGAATTTTCTTTTCCTTTTTCAAAGATAACAAATCTAAATACTGGTTTTGCCGCATCTGGTTCAGTTGACATACCTTGAACATGAATGGTAAAACTTAATTCATTTGTTTCATCTTGATTTAAAATTAATTTATCACTCATGTCATTTGTCCTTATATTAATTATTAATTAATTATTCATTATCTTTTTTTTGTTTTATATCAACAAAAACCGTAGAAATTTTAATGTTTTCATATGGCTCAATTTGGTGTGTTTTTATTTTTACTTTTTCATCTTCTTTTTTTGTTTTTATATTATCCAAAGAGGAACTAACAGACAAATCTTTTATTAATTTTATATATTCACCTTTTACAATTGGTTTGTTGAAGTTAATTTTTGTATTTTTTAAAAAAATATTATATTTGCTATTTTCTCCAACGAATCTTAATATTTTTTTTCCTTCTTTGGATATAAACCTATCACCATTAACATGTTTTAATTCGCATTCAATAAAAACATTAATATATTCTTTATCGTCTAATGGTTTGTTTTCTTTGTTTCTTGAAGCTGATGACCTGCCGCCAGTTCTAATTTGAAATTTATTTATCAAACATACTTGATCAAATCCGCCATCATAAAAAAAACAAGGCTCATTGTAAAGTAATCTTGGATCATCATATGTGTATGGCGCTGGAAACATAAGTTAGCATAAAGCCCTGTAAATTTAATTATTTATTTTTATTTGTCGCTAATTCATATCCTTCTTTTTTCATTTTTTGAATGTTTTTTTGACTAAAATCTAAAGAATTATTAGTAAGTGTATGAGATGGTTGATATAATGTATATTCTATATATTTATGGTGTTCTTCGGCCTTGCCATCTTTTACACGACAATTAATTTTTTCCATTTTGATTAAATCATTTGCTAAGATTTCATCTGTCATCAAATCAAGCGATCTAATAAGTACATCAATTGTATTTGGTTTTTTTCTTTTTGGCTTCCATGGTTGTGATCCAAGAGGAGAAGTGATAATTATATCAATTATTTCTGCGCCAGCTTTAATTGCTGCGTTTAATGGAGCAATATCCTTTACTCCGGCATCCGTATATAATTCTCCATTAATTTCAATTGGATTAAACATTACTGGGAATGCCGAAGAGGCTAAAACGGCATTTTTAATATTTTTTCTATCCTTTTCTGTCCATGTTTTTAACTCTCCTGTTGTTAATGATACAGCATTAATACATAATTTTTTACCAGAATTTTTTATTTTTTCTTCGTTTAAATTCTCATATACTATTTTTTTTAATGGTTTACTATCATAAACACTCGGTTTCCATAAAGCTTCTGCTTTTCCAAGTGGAAAATGGTTGTCATAAACATTCTCCGAAGAGAGACTATCCCATAAATTTTCTAATTGTATAATGCATTCAATTTCCTTTCCGATTGGGAATTGGGCCATATATGAAGCATTTATAGCTCCAACGGAAACTCCTGTAATGATATCATATTTTGTTTTTTTGTCTCCTAAAAGATATTTTAAAACGCCAACTTCAAATGCTCCTTTAGAGCCTCCTCCGCTTAAAACTAATGCTCTTTTTTTGCTCATAAAACAATCCTTATTATTTATATCTTTGCACACAATAAAATGTTGCCGTTGCTCTAAACCCTTCATATGGATGATTGTGTTTTAATCCAACTCTAAGTTCTAACCCGTATTCTGGGTATAGCGTACGAATTGTATTATATTTGAATGGAAGACCATACATCGCAGATCGCAATCCTCTATTTTCTCCGCCAATTGCTGGTACCACAGGGAAGGAGCCATCCGTTTCATCTATGAATTCTGCTAATGATTTATATTCATATTCTCCTAAGACTATTTTATAATTTGTTGGCAAAGGTCCGCCATTTTGTTGCCAGTATTGCGGAGCAAAAACTTCAACATATCCAAGAATTTGCATGATAATATTATCTGTCAAAATAATATCCTCGGAAAATTGCATTTCAGCACCTTCTACATCCAATATTGTTCCTGGCATGGGCCTTAAAACCCACCATGAATCATTTGGAATAGAGAAATTTGCAGAGACATTTGAAGAAGTTATTGGATTTTCAAAAGAAATTGTTCCGCTAATAAAATCAACAGTATAATCTCCTGGACACGATACACAGCATTTGTTAATGCATGTTTTCATTTCTTTCTGTATGCCATCAACAAAAACTGATACGTCGTATTTTCCATTATAGGCTTGTCTTATATTGTTTTCATGCAATACTTTTCCATTATATAAATCAATCCATGATTCGTTTTTTAATGATCCCGATGCATAAAACGTAAATCCATTATCATTTGACAATAATGTTATGTTTTGATATTGTGTTGAATTTGAATACCATGATGTTTTATCTGCAAAATTATGTGTTGCCCAAACCATTTCTTCACCTTCGCGACCAACAGTTGTAACTTTTAATGCAGTTTCTGTTCCTTGAATAGATGGAGAAAGTCTTTTATTAGATTTTGATATAAAATTAGATTCAAAGTCGTTTTTATATAAATCATTTGTTTGTTGATCATAATCACAAACACTTGGTATTGTTCCAATGAAAATATTTGTTGAATATGCAATGCAATTATCTAATGCAAATATTTCATATGAATTATATTGAGAATTTATAACATGCTGTATTTCTAATGTTTTTGATTGGCATATTTGTTTAAAATCTTGCCAATTTAATTCTATATGAACTAAACCTGTTCCAAATTTAACTGTCATCACTCTGGCTCCTGAGTATAAATTATTTGTATATCAAATGTACCCACTGTAGAATTTGTTATTTGAGTAATTGTAAATGCCTCATTTGGTCTAATTGTTATTGGTTTTTGCTCTGGACCAGCCTCATATGTTGCAATTAAGTTTTGAAGACCTTGATCAAATGCTTCTTTGTCGAGTGTTCCTACTACCCATTCATCAGAAGACCAGAAATATCTTAACAATGGCAACGCGGCAGAGCCAGCTATTGTTGCACCTGTTCTCCATGTAATATTTGCATCGGCAGAATCAATGGTGTCAAATGTAACTGGTGTTAATAAAGTTCCTACAGAATGGCTTGTGGCTTTTAAGAATATAAATTCTGCCACGATACCTGTAACAGCAGCAGTTCGAATGTTGATTATTTTAACAGATCTGATTTTAATTATATTTCCAGTGGAGCTAGCGTTTTGAACGCTAACCATTGATTTTGCATTTCCTATCGCAGATCCTGTTACTAACAATGAGAACGTGGACTCTTTGTCATCTTTAACGCGCCAGGCAACTGAGCTTGATATACCTTGGTTTACTATTACTGTTGGTTGATTTGAAATAGAAACCGGCTGTATAGCATTGGTATAACCTCCTATAAACACTGATTGCGTTACTGGAAAATTCAATACAGCAACGGAGCC